TATATCTCCCCGATGCAGTCCGAACCGATGCTGGACAGTCCGTTTAAGACCCGACCTGATCCGAGTCAATGACAACTAAGCCCAGAAAGCCCAAAGCCCTACGAGGGGCAACCAAGCCAAGGCTTCACAGCCCACTTCTCAAGGGTCAAAACAAGCTGCAAGATGTCAAAGACCTTTGCGAGATCGTAAAAATTCCGCTCATGCCTTGGCAGGAGTTTGTGCTCAAGGACATGCTAACTGTGGACAAAAAAGGCATGTGGATCCGTAAGACAAACCTGATTCTCGTGGCTCGGCAGAATGGCAAGACTCACTTAGCGCGTATGTTAATCCTCGCCCACTTAATTAAGTGGAATACCAACGTCCTAATTATGTCCTCAAACAGAAGCATGGCACTAGATACCTTCCGGCAGATCACTACCCTATTGGAGACAAATGACCACCTCAAAGGATTCGTTAAACAGATCCGACACGCTAACGGAACTGAGAGTATTGAAATGCTATCTGGAGCAAGGCTTGATGTCGTTGCAGCAACTAGAGACGGTTCTAGAGGTCGATCAGTCAATGGACTGCTCTACATTGATGAAATCCGAGAGATCACAGAGGATGGATTTAGAGCTGCTACTCCTACGACTAGAGCTCACCCAAACTCTCAAACGCTACTTACCAGTAATGCTGGAGATGCGTTCTCAACTGTACTCAATGACCTACGAGAAAGAGCCATAGATTACCCTCCCAAGTCATACGGATTCTATGAGTATTCTGCGCCACAGTATTGCAAGATAAACGATAGACAGGCATGGGCTTTGGCTAACCCTTCTCTGGGGTACACAATTACAGAAGAAGCCATTGAAGAAGCAATAGCAACATCGCCTATTGAGAATACGCGCACTGAAACTCTATGCCAGTGGATAGATTCGCTAAGCAGTCCTTGGCCGCATGGCGTACTAGAAGACACATCCGATAGCACGCTGGAAATGGCTGTTGGGGCTTATACTGTATTCGGTTTCGATGTCAGTCCGTCTCGTAGAAACGGAAGTCTCACCGCTGGTCAATTACTTCCTGACGGACGGATTGGCATCGGGATCTTGGAGACTTACAGCTCTCAGGTTGCCATAGATGAACTGAAAATGGCAGCAAGTATAAAGGCTTGGTGCGACATTTATAAGCCTCGCCTAGTCTGCTTTGACAAGTACGCCACTCAGACTATTGCAGATCGCCTGGCTAATGCTGGCGTTATAACCGAGGATGTCTCAGGGCAGCAATTCTATAAAGCCTGTGGCGATCTATTAGAAGGCTTGGTCAATCATCGCGTTGTCCACAATGGACAAGCTGAACTGATTCAACAGATGAATAACTGCGCAGCAAAGGTTAATGACTCAGCGTGGCGTATCATAAAGCGTAAATCCGCAGGCGATATTAGCGCCAGTATCGGATTGGCAATGGTCGTGTCCAAGCTAATGATCCCTGCACCTAAGCCACAGATATATACTTAGACACGCCCTATTACATTGTCTAATTGCTTGACAAATGCTACAATTTCTGTCTATGGGTATCTTTTCGCGTAAGCCGGAAATATTACAGGCACAGCTCGCGCCTAAGATTATGGGCGATGGCATCAACTCAATCTACAATTTTACATTCCCTGTGATTGGTAGACGAGATGCTATGGCTGTACCTGCTATCAAGCGATGCCGCGATCTTCTCTGCACAGTCGGATCTATTCCGCTAGAGTATAAAAAGAAATCTACTGGAGAAGCTATTGCAGCTCCACGATGGGTGCATCAACTATCTAAGTCACAGCCGCAATTTGTTACTGTCAGTTATTTGGTCGATAGCCTTCTATTCTTTGGGCAAGCCTTTTTAGAAGTTACAGAGACTTATCAGGAGGATAATCGCCCTGCATCTTTCGAGTGGGTTGCTAACACTCGCATTACTTTTGATCTTGATGTAACTAACACATTTGTAACACAATATTATGTCGATGGATCACCACGCCCGATGTCTGGCCTTGGATCTCTAGTTACATTCCAAGCATTTAACGAAGGCGTACTTACAACAGGTGCAAGAACAATTCAAGCAGCTATCGATATCCAGAAGGCTGCTGCTGTAGCTGCTCAAACTCCGATGGCTACTACAGTGTTAAAAAATACAGGAGCAGATCTTCCACCTTCTGAAGTTCAAGGCTTACTAGCATCATGGAAGTCCGCTCGTCAAAATCGTTCGACTGCATATTTGACTTCAACTCTTGAGGCGCAGAATATTGGCTTCAGTCCTAAAGACATGATGTACAACGAGGCAATCCAAAATCTTGCAACTGAGATTAGTCGATTGTGCGGCATCCCTGCTTATTACTTGTCAGCAGACCTCAACACATCTATGACATACGCAAACATCATAGATGAAAGAAAACAATTAGTAGCACTAGCGTTTCAGCCATACATCTCTGCAATCGAGCAGCGTTTAAGCATGGATGATATATCTACTGCTGGTCACTATGTAAAGTTCGATTTAGATTCTACATTCTTGCGCGTTGAACCTATGGAGCGATTGCTAGTTATAGAAAAGATGCTTTCACTTGGTTTAATTACAATCGAACAAGCTATGCAGATGGAAGATCTAACACCTAATGGAAGCGAAGGCTAATGGAAAACTTATACATTGAAGCCACAATGATTGAGTGCAACGAAGAAAAGCGCGAAATCACCGGCAAGATAGTGCCCTTTGGTAATGATGAAATTGGCAGCACTAATCTTGGATCTTATACATTTGAGGCAGGATCTATTGAGATCGCAGACCCAACAAAGATTAAGCTCTTATCACAGCATGACATAAAGAAGCCTGTCGGTCGCATGATCTCAGCTGAACAAAAAGAAGATGGCATTTATGCAACCTTTAAGCTAAGCCGTTCACAGGCTGGCACAGATGCCCTTATTATGGCAAGCGAAAATTTGGTTTCAGGTTTAAGCATAGGCGCAGAGATCCTTGCATCTAAGCCATCACGCAACGGACACACAGTCGTAACAGCGGCTAAGTTAAAAGAAGTTTCTCTTGTAACAGAGCCAGCATTTAAGTCGGCTCAGGTGCTAGAGATCGCAGCAGAGGAAGTTACCCCTGCTGAAGAAAACCCAACTACAGAAAGCGAGACAGCCGTGGAAGATACCACTTCAGCAGTCGAAGCAACACCTGCAGTAGAGGCAGCACCTGTCGAGGCTGCTCGCCCTACTGTAACAGCGATGTACTACACATCTCCAAGAATCGAAATCACAAAGCGTAACTACTTGGAGAACACACTAAAGGCTAACCTCTTTGGTGATGATGAATCTCGTCAATGGCTACGCGCTGCTGACAACGATCAGACAACAGGTGCAGGATTTATCCCAACACCACAAAGCACACAACTACTTAACTTCTTGTCTAACGCAGATCGCCCAATGATTGATTCAGTTTCTCGCGGAACAATGCCAGAATTTGGAAAAACATTTGAGTTGCCTAAGATTACTGAAGTGCCTCTAGTCGATCAGATCGATGAAAATGGTGCAGTTACAGATTCACAACTTGAAGCATCATTTATCACAGTCACAAAGAAATCATTTAAGGGTCGTGCGATCACAACTCTAGAACTGCTAACAAATTCAACACCTGCATTTCTAGATGAGCTTCTTGTCCAGATGGAATACGCTTACGCAAAAGATACTGAAGAATTTGTAACAACTGCTATTCAGGGCGCAGGTACTCTTAACGCAACAGCACAGGCTAACTCAGCAACAGGTTTGCTAAGTTATGTTTCAAGCGCAGCAGCAGCAGTTTATTCTGCTTCACTTGGTTTTGCTCGCAACATGGTTGTCACACCAGAGCAGTGGGCTAACATCATGTCATACAATGATGCTGGTCGACCAATTTACATCGCTGCAAATCCTCAAAATAATGCAGGAGCACTTTCACCAACAAGCCTGCGCGGTAATGTTGCAGGTCTTGATCTTCGTGTATCTCGTTACATGAAGGGTTCTGGTGGAGTAGGAACAGCAGATTATTCAATGGCTGTTATTAACCCAGATGCTTACACATGGTACGAGGGTGCTCGTCAGCAGCTTCGCACTAATGTTAACTCAGACGGAACTGTAGACATTCTACTGTTCGGTCAGGGAGCACTTGCCACTAAGTTAGCGGCTGGCGCAAACTGGTTCAACCTAACCTGATAACTAGGTAACTAAGTCACTCAGGGGAGTAGTAGCCCTCTACTCCCCTGAGTCTTTAGAAAGGAAAAAGAATGGCACTCACAACAGTTTCAGAACTCCGTACAACCCTCGGAGTGGGTACTTTGTATACAGATGCCGTCCTTCAGGAAGTTTGTGATGCATCTGATGCAGTCCTGCTTCCAATGCTATGGGCACCTAAATGGTTCTCTGTTGCTCATGGCAATGTTGTGGGCACAGGCACTTTATACTTTAACGATAATATTCTTGATACTTTTTATGTTGGTCAAAGCGTAACAATCGCTAACTCAGGTTCTTCATATAACGGCACAAAGACAATTACAGCCGTAGGCGAGTATTCAATTAGTGTGTCAACTAATCACGCAACAGCACAGGCTTATCATCCAATCTTCCCTTATGGATCTGTATCCACCACGACTTACACAGACTGGACAACCGATATGGCAGTCCAGCAAGCAGCTCTTATGATATCTGTTGAGATCTGGCAAGCGCGTACAGCCACCCTTTCAGGCAGTAACGCTGTCGATTTCCAGCCAAGCCCTTACCGAATGAGCGCACAGCTTCTCGCTAAGGTGCGAGGTTTGATCGCTCATGCACTAGATCCGCGCTCAATGGTGGGCTAATGCCTCCAGTAGCGATAACAACCCTCCGGACTACTTTAGCCACTGCGCTAGTAGATAACAATAAATATCAAGTCTTTGCCTTTCCTCCATCTGTTGTCTTGGCTAACTCTGTAATTGTGTCTCCAGATGATCCATATATAACACCTACTAATAATCAACATATTGGTATTAGCCCTATGGCATCTTTCAAGCTGCTGATCGTTGCTCCTTTATTCGATAACGAGGGAAACCTTAACGGCATAGAAGATTTTGTTTGTGGCGTGTTCGCTAAGTTAGCAGCATCATCTTTAACGTATAATGTAAGCGCAGTAAGCGCACCAAGTATTCTTAATGCTGGATCGGGAGACCTACTCAGCTGCGAGATGTCAGTCAGTATCCTAACGAGTTGGAGTTAATATGTCCGAGTGGGAAAAAGAGAATGAAGCCTTCCTGAAGAAAATCGGGCAGGTTAGCACCCCAGCACCAAAGCCAGTAACTACTAAGAAAGACGAGGAATAATCTCATGGCTGTATTTCTAAATAACAATGTGGGCGTGAAGATCAACACAGTCGATCTTTCAGACCATGTTACAGCAGTAACAATCAACCGCGTATTCGATGAACTAGAAGTTACTGCAATGGGTGACAGTTCACACAAGTTTGTCAAGGGTCTTGAGTCATCTACAGTGACAATCGACTTCTTAAACGACACAGCATCTGCAAACGTATTGGCAACACTACAGGCAGCATGGGGAACCACAGTCACCTGTGTATTCCTACAAACAAAGGGAACAGCAGTATCTGCTACAAACCCTCTTTATACTGTCTCATTGCTAGTCAATAACACAACAGACATCAACGGTGCTGTTGGCGATATTGGTACACAGTCAATCACATTCACTGCTAACTCAACTGTTGCAGTAGCCACTACAGGCACATTCTAAACAACTAAACAAAGGGGCAAACCATGGCAAGACTAAAGATAGTTCGACAAGATGGAAGCGTACTAGAAGGCGAGATCACTCCAGCAGTGGAGTATTCGTTTGAGCAGTACGCTAAAAAGGGCTTCCATAAGGCGTTTCGCGATGAAGAAAAGCAAAGCGATGTCTATTGGCTAGCATGGGAAGTAACACGCAGGTCAGGTGAAACTGTTAAGCCTTTCGGGTTGGACTTTATCGAAACGTTACGCTCAGTAACTGTCGAGGACTCCGACCCTTTAGCTTAAAGCGCGATCTTCCATTCACCTACCTCATTGCTCGCTTGAGCATTAGGTTGGCGATCGCGCCACAGCAACTGTTAGAACTAGATAAGACCATGCTAGATGCACTCCTGCAAGGTCTCAGAGATGAAGCGAAGGAGGTAGACGATGCCAGCAAGCGTAAAGGGCGCCGTTGAACTCCGCAAAGCCTTGCGTAAGTTTGCTCCTGATCTTGCTAAAGAAACCCAGAAAGAATTAGGCGCGATCTTAAAGCCTATCACTGCCAAGGCTAAAGGATTTATTCCTTCAACTGCTCCCCTAAGCGGCTGGGCTAATGCTTCAAGCAATGGTACATGGGCTAATCGTGCATGGTCATCTTCATCTGCCAAAGGTGGCATTGGGTACAAAGCAACACCATCTAAGCCAAACAATAAAGGTTGGCGATCATTAGCTCGTATCGTTAATGCCTCAGCAGCTGGTGCAATCTATGAAACTGCTGGTCGTAAAAACCCACAGGGCAGACAGCAGGCTCCGCTGGCTAAAGTCGTTGCACCCGGACACAAAAACTTTGGAAAGACAATTCGCTCCGGTAGTAAAAACGAATCATTGAGTAACAATCCTCGCGCTGGACAACAATTTATTGAAGCCATGAATCAGCATGGGCAGATCGTTAATGCCTATGTTCGCGGTCAAGGTGAAAGAGGGCGCGCATCTCAAAAGATGAAAGGTCGCGCAATCTTTCGCGCATGGGCAGAAGATGGTGGCAAGACCACAGCTGCTGTTGTAAAAGCTATTGAAGAATCCAAGAAGAAGTTCGAAGCAGCGATGGGATATAAATAATGGCAGCCGATGTCAAGATAGATATTGCAGCGGAGTTCACTGGTAAAAAAGCCTTTAAGCAGGCTGAGACTGCCACAGATAAAATGTCCAAGAATGTTAAAAAACTGGCAGGCACTTTAGGTCTTGCTTTTGGTGGACAACAACTTTTGGCTTACGCTAAGGCTTCAGTCAAGGCAGCAGCAGCCGATGAAAAAGCACAGAAACAACTAGCACTAGCTCTCAAGAATGTCGGGCTAGGTCGAGATGCAGCCGCTGCTGAGGACTTTATCCAGAAGTTACAAAGCGAGTTTGGTGTAGTCGATGACAAACTGCGCCCTGCTTATCAGGCACTAGCTGTAGCAACAGGAGACACAGCCCAGTCACAGAAGTTATTGCAGATCGCTTTAGATATCTCCGCATCGACTGGCAAAGACTTACAGAGCGTCACAGGCGCAATTACAAAGGCATACCTAGGCAATAACACAGCCCTTGGCAAATTAGGCGTAGGCATCTCAAAGGCTGATCTAAAGGCTAAGTCCTTTGATGAGGTAATGAATCAACTCTCCACTACCTTTGCCGGTGCAGCAACTGCTTCAGCCAACACCTTCCAAGGTTCGATGGATAAGTTATCTGTAGCATCTGCCAATGTGCAAGAGATCATCGGTAAAGGCATCATAGATGCACTCAAGGGTTTGAGCGATGACACAACAGTCGATGATCTTGCTAAGGGCATGGAGGACTTTGCTCTCTTTACTGCCGATGCAATTAGAGGCGTAGGCGTATTATTAGAAGCGTTAAAGAGCATCCCAGCAGCAGTTAATCTGCCCGGACTTAAGTTTGCTATGCAAGCAACAGGCTTAGGTATTTTAAGCAAGATTGGTGCGGCTGAAAGAAAGAAGCAAGAAGCAGCAGCTGCTCGCGCTATGAATGGCCTTGCTCACCTTGCAGAGTTAGAATCTAATTATGCGATTATCACTCTTAAAACTACCAAGAAAATAACAGCAGAAGAATTAAAGCAACTAAAAGCCAAGCAGTTAAAGGCAGCCATTGACAAGGCTAACCTAGCCCTTGGCAAGGGATCTAATGTTTTTGACATGGAGAAGATCCAGTTAGCCGCAGCTGAGAAGAATGCAGCCGAGCAACTGGGCAAGGTAACTAGCCAAGCGCAACTGCTACAAATTACTAACGACCTTGCTCGCCTAGAGGTTAAGCAGTCTATTCTGGATCTAGAAGATGCAATAGCCTCCAAGGATGTTAATGCCATAAATAATGCAACGGCTAAACTCAATGCAGACCTTGGAGTGCTTGGTGCTCTTAGTGGTCAAAGTCTTAAATTAACTGAGATTAAAGGCATTCTTGATTCAATACTTCCCAAGGATCTAATCAACTTAGCCAACCTTGATGCTGCTATTGCTAAGTTAAAGTTTATGACTGGTGCCACAGGCACTAGCACAGCAGCGGTTACAGGCACAGGCACAGCCTCTGGCACTCCTTCACTTCTTTCGATGCTTGCAGCAGGCAGCTTTGTTCCTGTAGTCGGTGGCGGTTATTCATCTACAGCAGGCAACTATGCTTCCAGCGGTTTCCCAGGTGCTCAAAATAATGGTGGCGTGAATGTAATAGTTAATGCAGGCACGATTGCTAACCCAGAAGAATTAACGACAATGATCCAGAATGCAGTTATCAGCCTAAATAAGCGTGGTGACTTGCTTACTACTGCTGGAGCATTATGACCAGACCAGTCATCAATGTAATTATTGACTTCTCTACTGGAGCGAGTTTTGGCTATCCGTTTGTCTTAGGTACTTCGACCCTAGACGGTGGAGATGTCCTATCAGATTCAGCCTCTAGCCTTGTCGTAGATGTATCCAACCTTCTAGATAGCGTTAATACTAATCGTGGGCGCAATATCTCCTCTGAGCAATTCCAGACAGGCACAGCTTCGATCCGCTTGCTAGATCAGAATGGTGACTTTAACCCTCAGAACCCAGCATCCCCTTATTACACTTACCTAAACCCAATGCGTAAGATGACTATTACTGCAACTTACTTGGGAGTAACTTATCCAATCTTTGCAGGGTATATAACTGGCTATAACACTTCCACACCTAAGTTTAATGGCGATATTGTTTATACAACTATTACAGCGGTAGATGGCTTCCGTCTATTCCAGAATGCACAATTCTTTGGGGTTACTGGGGCTGTTGCAGGCGAAACCACAGGCGTTCGTATTGGCAAGATTCTAGACACTATCGGCTGGCCTGTTGCACTGCGAGACATTGACACCGGACAAACTACAGTCCAAGCCGATCCAGCAACCCAGAGAACAGCCCTTCAAGCCTTGCAGACTGTGGCTACAACTGAGTATGGGGCGATCTATATGGATCACTCAGGGCGCGTTGCTTTCCAAGATAGAAACTTGACTGTTTCATCCGTAGCAGGCACTCCAGTGGTCTTTAACGATAATGGCACAGCCATTGGCTACTTTGACGTTAAATGGGTCTTTGATGATACTCAGGTCTATAACCTTGCTACTGTCACTCGCACAGGTGGCACAGTCCAGACTGCTTCAGATGCAGCTTCTATCGCTAAATTCTTTACCCACAGTTACAACCAATCTGGGCTACTTATGGAGACAGATGCGGTAGCCCTAGATTATGCCCAAGCCTTCATCGCTTCACGCAAAGAAACTAGCACTCGCGTAGATGAATTGACTTTGGATCTCCAGCAGGATAATTACACTGCCGGCACTATCGCTGCCCTTGATCTAGATTTCTTTGACCCAATTACAGTCACAACTACTCAGCCTAATAACACAACCTTGTCCAAGACAGTGCAGGTATTCAATGTATCTCACTCGATCACGCCTAACTCATGGAAAACTAGGTTCGGCACAGCTGAGCCAATCATTGATGGGTTCATCTTGGATTCGGCATTATACGGTATTCTAGGCACTAGCGTTTTAAGTTACTAAGGAGAAACACATGGCAGCAGGACTAGGCTTTAAGACTTTTACCACAGGTGAAGTCCTAAGC